ATTTAAGTCGTATGCTATCCAAGAGTTAATTACATAGTCAGTAGCTATGTTCCAAAGTTCGTGATTTCGCTTCCCTTTTCTTAGCGGATGTTCCCAAATAACATGACTTGCTTCGTGAACTAATACTGCTTGGATTTCATCATCTGATATTGATTTAACAAATTCATCATTCCAATAGATATTTACTCCGTCAGTAGCCATGGTTTGACATCGCTGATTATCCTCAATCAAGGTAAGTTTTAATAACATAGTTGCCATACCAACATTACCTTTCATAAGTTTTGCTCGTGCTTTAATCATTCGCTCTTCACTATTTTTCATAATTAATTCCTCCAAGAATTTTATTTATGAGTTTCCGTTTCGACCCTTTTGGGTCATCATCAGTTGGGACACACATCCCAAGACAGAAGCGAAGAAAAATATTTACTAGTAAATAGTTTTTCCCCGCAACTCATTGGCTTACTTTTTAGAATACATATCGTCTAAGAATCCGCCTTTCAATTCATCAACTGAATCTTTTAAATCATCCGCAAGTTGCTTTCGCTTCTTATCAGTATAATCATCATCATCACGAAGTGAATCGACATCATTTATTTTTGCAAAGACACTAACCAAATTTTGATGTGCTTCCGCTATCGTTTTGTCATTCCCTAGAATGTCAGCATTGATACTTGGAAGCGTATCTAAAAATTGTCTTAACTTATCAAAAGATGAGTTCTTAAAGAATCCGCCACCTTTTGTTTTTGGGTCATAAGATTTTAGCTTGTCAGCCAAATGTTCTACTGATTCCAAAAGAGTATCGACAGTAGTTCGTGTTATCGCTTCAACATTTTTAGTTGCTCTTTTTAATGCGTCTTGTTCAATCTTCTTGCGAAGTTTTTCAGATACATTTAAACGGACATCCTTAGTATTAAATTGTGGAACAGTACCAAGTTCAAAATCAAATCTAAACTTAGTAGCTATTACATCCTTTTCAGGATAATCAGACAACTTAAATGCTTGTCCAAGTTTGTACTTATTCGCTTCAATCAAATTATCATAATTATCAAGAAATGAATCCACTTCCTTTTGGAAGTCAGACTTGGACTCGTTAGCCTTATCCATGAGTCTATCAAGTTCTCTATTTGGGCATAGTCGCCACCCACTTAGAACCTTGCCATCATAGTCGCTAGTGTTATCATCCCAAGGGACAGTTAAAGGATAAAAATAGTTATACCTAAACTGATTGATAATTCTACGAAAATACTTATTCGTTTCCTTACCAAAAATATACTTAGCAACATGAAGTGAATCATTGTTGGCTTCCTTGTCTATTGCAAGACCTTTTCTTAAATCCTTATCTGATTTAATACCGCTTGGATGTTTCGTTGTGAAACGAACCAAAGTAGCATTTTCAGATAAAGTATTTACATTATTATTTTTCATAATTCCTCCAAGAATTAAAATTAATAAATTCTGATTTCATCATTTTTGAATCGTCAGTTGGGATACACATCCCAATATCAGAATGAGCGGAAAAGGAATATTTACCAGTAAATAATAAATATTCCTTAACTCGCCATGTAAGTTTAGATTTCTAAATCTTGGTTATCAATCTTGAACTTAGAATATACATCGCACTCTTTGAGTTCGCTTCTAAGTCCAGTAATTTTTCTAACAAAGAATATAGAAAATTCTACAGTTGAAAGTTGCTTTAAATAATTCAAAGCATTTTCAAAGTAGTCATAAACATTACTTTCACTAGCACCATTAATTGCAGTTGTTAATGCAATCGTGGTCGCATAGCAAAGACCCGCTTCATCTATAACTTCAACATCCTTGCCCTTACATATATCAGATATGTTTGGAACATCATTTTGAAGAGCGATAAAGTTCATCAATTCAATAGCGGACTCTTGTCCAACATCGCCCTCGAATAATTTTTGCATTAATCGTTTAGGCGGATTCGTTTTCAAAGTATCGCTTAACCTTGTCCAACTTCTTGGACTTGGCTGTGGGTCGTTGCATTTAGGGTCGAAGTCCCATAATAGTTGTGGCATGAATCTAATAAGACCTTGAACATTTAAGTCAATGTCGTTGTTATCAGCCCACGCTAACCAATCATCCACATCGTGAGTAAATTGGATAGCAGTAGTTCTATCTTGACAATGTCTAAGTATCTTATTCGCACCGCTTCTATCAGTATGTCTATTACCCGCTAAGACAATTTTCCACCCACTAGGAAAAACATAATCGCCAATTCTTCGCTCTTCGTTTTTACCTTTTGGGTCTAGTAATTGTCCTATCGTTGCTTGGACAGATGAATGTGCTTGTGCAAATTCGTCCAAGAAAAATAGACCCTCGCCACCTCTAGGCAAGTTGCCTAGAAATGCTTTCTTTTGAGTTCCCTCTTCAATGTAAGGCAACCCTCCCAAATCAATAGATTCTACTAACCCAAGTCTAAAAGATATAAAACCAAATTCATCATCTTTTGGACTTACTGAATCAGTAAGAGTTCTATCATTCGCTAGTTCTTCCGCAATCTCTTTAACTATTGCAGATTTACCAACTCCAGTACCACCAATCAAGAAAGGAATATTGCTCCCTTTCAAAATATGTAGGCATGAAGTTTTTGCTTCGCTTGGTTTAAACATAATTAATTCCTCCAAGAATTTTAAGTTTGTTATTTGCTATCAGATTGATAGCACCAAGACACCCATGTAGGGTCAGTCTATTACTAGATACTGGTTTAATGTTTCGACCTTATCTCAAAGGTCATCGTCAGTTGGTTTAATAAGTTTTGATATATCTATCGAATACCTTTTCATGTATTTCGTTTTTAGAAATAAAAGTTTTTATTTCGCCTTGGTACTCAAAACCATTCACATTAAAATTATCAATGACTTCAGTTTGTCCCCAATTCTCATACAACTTATCTCCATGTCTCCCATTACCCATAGGCACTAGAAAATAAGCAGTATCATCATCTTTAATTAAGACATCCCCGCTTGATGTACTTCTTTTGTTATCCCAAGTACACCAGTTGTCATCTATATTTTGAGTAGAACGAAATGCTTCTTGTATAGAATCAGTATCAACTTGTGCTACACATTCATAAGGCTTTTCATTGTTACCCCATTCTTTAGCATGATATATTTTAATCATAATTTAACCCTCCAAGGTTATAGTTTCTTGAACCCCAAAATAGGATTCTCATCAGCTTGTTAATTCAAGGACTGTTGGAGCAGTCCCAAAAGTTATATATCTTTAAGTGAGTCCTTATAAGTTCCTTTATCTATAAGGCAAAAAGATAATTTCCTTTTGGATTTATGAGTCTTGCAAACTTTTCAGACCTACTCTTCTTTATTGAATTTGTAGTCTCTCTCACACTAGCCACTTTAAGGGCGGATTCAAACTAGGACTTCGACTTACAAGACTAAATTACTTTGCGAACCTCATCCCTAGTTCTACTGCTAGAACCACTTTCAACTTTACTCTTTTCAGAACCGCTAGGGTAGTTGGCTACAGTTTAGAGACATAATCGTTTTGGTCTTTGTTGAGAACATTATACATGAGTCAGACATCATATCAACATCATATTAAATATTTACTGGTACATAGTATTTGATAGCAATTTGTGAGCATTATATTTTCTCCATACATGAGATAAGATTTCAGTATGAGCAAAGAAGAGAAACCAAATCTGAAAGTAGTCAAAAAAGAAATTGAGTTGACGATAAAGCAAAGGCAGTTCGTGGATGAAATTATCAAGGGCAAGTTGGGTAGTTATAAAGAAGCATATGCAAAGGTCTACGATGTCACTCTAACGAAGCAAGGGAAGATACCTAAATGGGTGGAAGTCGAAGCGAGTAAGTTAGTTTCTAACCCTAAGATTGCAATAAGCATACAAAGAGCAATCGAGAGAAAAGAGCATTCAGCAGTTGCTAGTAGCCTTAGAACAAGAAACTATGTCATAGACCAACTTTATCGTGAGTCCAAAGAATCAGATTCAGATTCAGCTAGGATTCGAGCATTGGAATTGCTAGGCAAGTCAGTAAGTTTATTCAGCGATGTCGTTGAGACCAAAGAAGCAAGAACAAGCGATGAAGTTGAACGAGATATTGAAGAGCGAATAGAAGCATTGCTCAATAAACAATAGACAATCACTAGACAATCAACAACTATCCTCCCTCCACATACGCACCCCCACCCCCAATGCACACAGTCGGCTACCTGACTGTCATATATACATAGTGATTTGCACATAATATGACCTATTTTCATAGACCCCCCCTATGTATTGCATTTTGATAGCGTTTTTTGTAAGATAATATAGGTTTTTTTGTAGAAAAAGGGGTAGGAATCCTAGACCCCCCATAATATTTTGCAAAAAAATGTTGTTTTTCATGTGAAGATGTGCAATTATGTTAAAATCTAGCGTGATTTACATCCAGTATGTACCTACTTGTTAAGTATTTACTTAATAAGTGCCACTAAGTGGTAGAAACTTACTAAGTTTTTAATTTTAGAAGGTATATACCTACTATCTAGTATGGAGATGTATGAGTAACCACATATTAAGCCAAGTTCAGAACCTATCTTTAGATGAAAAGAGAGAGTTATTAGGTTTATTAGATGAATTAGAGGAAGCTAAAGCCAGAGAAAAGTGTGCAGACGACTATATGGCGTTTGTTAAAGAGATGTGGAGTGCCTTTATTGAAGGACCGCATCATAAAATTATGTCTGATGCCTTTGAGCGTGTTGCAAATGGAGATTTGAAGCGTTTAATTATTAATATGCCACCTAGACATACCAAATCAGAGTTTGCTTCTTATCTTTTACCTGCTTGGTTCTTAGGAAGTAAGCCAGAAAAGAAAATAATCCAAACCGCACATACTGCAGAACTAGCTGTAGGCTTTGGTAGAAAGGTTAGAAACCTTGTAGGAAGCAAAGATTATAAGCGTATATTCCCTAATGTAAGTTTGCAGTCGGATTCTAAAGCTGCGGGTCGTTGGAATACGAATAAAGGCGGTGAATATTTCGCTATTGGTGTAGGAGGTGCAGTTACTGGTAAAGGTGCTGACTTGCTCATCATTGATGACCCGCATTCAGAACAAGAAGGTGCTTCTGCAGATATAAATGTTTTTAATCGTACCTATGAATGGTACACATCTGGTCCTAGACAGCGTTTACAGCCTAATGGTGCAATTGTTGTAGTGATGACAAGATGGCATAACAAAGATTTAACTGGTCAAGTCATAGATGCTAGTATAAAGCGTGGTGGTGCTGACCAATGGGAAGTTATAGAACTACCTGCAATACTACCTTCTGGTAAAGCATTATGGAGTGCTTTCTGGAAATTAGAAGAGTTAGAAGCTTTAAAAGCTGAATTGCCTAGTTCTAAATGGATGGCTCAATATCAACAAGACCCTACATCTGAAGAGGGTGCTCTTGTTAAAAGAGAATGGTGGAGAACATGGGAAGGTAGAAATCCACCAGATTGTGAGTTTATTATTCAATCATGGGACACAGCGTTTTTAAAGACACAAAGAGCAGACTATTCAGCTTGTACTACATGGGGTGTTTTTTATAAAGAAAACGATGAAGGTTTTGTTGCTCCACAATTAATACTACTAGATGCTTATCAAGAGCGTTTAGAGTTTCCAGATTTAAAGAAAATGGCTTTAGAGAAGTATAATGCTTATAAACCAGATGCGTTTATTGTAGAAGCTAAAGCTGCAGGTATGCCTCTTATTTTTGAGTTAAGAGCAACAGGTATTCCTGTACAAGAATACACACCTAGTCGTGGTAATGATAAAATATCAAGAGTAAATGCTGTATCAGATTTATTTGCTTCAGGAGTTATATGGACACCTGAAACTAGATGGGCAGAAGAAACTATAGAACAGTTTGCTGGTTTTCCTAATATGGAACATGATGATTTAGTTGATAGCAGTACACAAGCATTATTAAGATTTAGGCAAGGTGGTTTTGTTCCTCTTGATTCAGATGAAGAAGATGAACCACTAGAACATAACAGAACAGCAGATTATTACTAGGAGACTATGGCTATAGAAAGACAATTTGTTCCAGCTACACCAGTTGATGGATTAGTAGAAATGGACCCAGAAGTAGAGGTTGAAACAACAGAAACCGAAGATGGTGGCATGATTGTTGATTTTGACCCAAATGCATCTCAAACTATGGATGCTGATTTTAATTCTAATCTGGTAGATTTTATTGATGAAGATGAACTTACCTCTATGGGTAATGAATTAATTAGTGCCTATCAGTCAGATAAAGATTCAAGGTCAGATTGGGAAGAAACCTATGTTAAAGGGTTAGACCAATTAGGATTAAAAATAGAAGAGAGAACTACACCTTGGGCAGGAGCTTGTGGTGTATTTCATCCTATGTTGAGTGAAGCTGTAATAAAGTTTCAATCACAAGCTATATCAGAGATATTTCCTGCTGCAGGTCCTGTAAGAACTAAAATAGTTGGCACTATAGATTCTGCAAAAGAAAAACAAAGTCAAAGAGTTCAAGATTATTTAAATTATCTTTTAACTTATGAAATGACTGAATACAGAAGTGAAACAGAAAAGATGTTATTTTCTTTACCACTTGCAGGTTCAGCATTTAGAAAAGTATATTTTGACCCAACATTAAATAGACCAAGCGGTATATTTGTACCTGCTGAAGATGTAGTAGTTAATTATGGTGCAAGTGATTTAGAAACTTGTGAAAGAGCTACTCACGTAATGAAAAAGTCATCTAATGATATAAGAAAGATGCAAGTTAATGGTTTTTATAGAGATATAGAAT